AAGTAATTTCGGAAATGATGTGCTGGAGGCCATTGTTAAAGCCTTAGTCATTATCGAGAGGGAGGAGGCAAAGGAAATTGAAACACCAGATCCTTGATTTATTATCCTTCCTGCTATTTGTCGGATCCATTGGATACATATATGGGATTGCAGGATCCCTGGACTGTAATGTAATACAACCTGGACAAGCTCTTGGAAGATTAGTAATCGGCTTTGTATTAATGGCCATTGCTACTTGCATGATAAATCCTTCTCAGGAAGGAGGAAAGACATTGATGGCACGATGCCAGACATGTAAAAGAGCATGGAACATAAGCGTGCTACAAAGGATACCTCGGACAGGCTATGAGTGTCCATGGTGTACCAGTAAAAGAAAAAAGCTCACCAGACCGGCCAGGGTCAAAGTGAGCGCATAACAAAACAACTTAAGGTGATTGTATCACCAAATTTGAAGGAGGTCAATTAGAAATGATTAAAGGATTTGTAAGAAGATTAGACCATTTAGGGAGAGTCACTATCCCTAAAGAGTATAGAAGGTCCCTAGAGATACCAGAAGGAGCTTCATTGGATATTAAGGTAGACGGTAAGGTAATCCGGTTACACAAGGGGAGAGAGAGAAAGTTGGACGAGCTTGGAAGATATACGTTACCCGTCGAGATCCGTAGGACTCTTAAGTTAAGAGATCAGGAACTTGTTGACATATGTCTGGAAGGAGAAGATATCTGCATCCGGAAAGCTTCCATTCAGTGCGTTATGTGTGGGTCTGAGGATGAGAAAGACCTGACGGTTGTTGATGGTTTTCATATTTGCAAGAACTGCGGAATGAAGGTGGCAGACAAGTTCAAGGAGGTGAATAAGTAATGAGTATAAAGATTAATAAACTCGAAATTGAGAATGTGAAGCGAATTAAAGCTGTAAAGATCGAACCTACTGCCAACGGTCTTACTGTAATCGGTGGTAAGAATAATCAAGGGAAAACTTCTGTTTTGGATAGTATCGCATGGGCTCTCGGGGGAGAAAAATATCGTCCTTCTGATGCTCAACGTGAAGGATCCGTTATCCCTCCTAACTTACATATGGTTATGTCGAATGGATTGGTAGTGGAGCGTAAAGGTAAGAACAGCGATTTAAAGGTAATTGATCCAAATGGTCAGAAAGGCGGACAACAGCTCCTGAATGACTTTGTGGAGCAGTTAGCACTTGATTTACCGAAGTTCATGCAATCCACGAATAAAGAAAAAGCTAATACATTGTTGCAGATCATCGGAGTTGGCAAGCAGCTGGTTGAACTTGAGCGACAAGAAACTGAGATATATAACCGACGTCTTGCTATTGGACAAATAGCTGATCAGAAAAAGAAATTTGCGAAAGAGCAACCGTATTATCCGGAAGCTCCTAAGGAACCGGTATCGGCTTCCGAACTAATCAGGCAACAACAGGATATCCTTGCCCGGAACGGGGAAAACCAACGCAAACGTCAGAACCTTCAGTACTTAGAGAATCAGGCTTCAGATATTCAAAGAAAGATTGATGAATTAATTGATAAGCAGCGATTTATTCTTTCTGATCTTGAGATAGCACGTAAATCAGCTTTAGATCTTCATGATGAAAGTACTGCTGAATTAGAAGAGAACATTGCTAATATTGAAACCATTAATCGAAAGGTTCGTGCTAATTTGGACAAGGATAAAGCCGAGGAAGACGCTGCACAGTATGAAGCAGACTATAACAAGCTTACAGGCGAGATAAATTCAATACGCCAGAGCAAAATCGATCTTCTTAATAAAGCAGATCTTCCTCTTCCTGGGTTATCCGTTGTGGAAGGAGAATTAGTTTATAACGGACGAAAGTGGGATGGAATGAGTGGATCTGATCAACTTAAAGTTTCCACCGCTATTGTCCGGAAGCTAAATCAAAAGTGTGGATTTGTACTTTTGGACAAGCTGGAACAGATGGACGCTGATACACTAAAAGATTTCGGAGATTGGCTTGAACATGAAGGATTACAAGCTATTGCAACAAGGGTAAGCACCGGTGATGAATGCTCCATTATTATCGAGGATGGGTATGTTGTTGATCAGGATCACTTACCTGAGCAGATATCCGAAGCAAAAAATACATGGAAGGCAGGCGAGTTTTAATGCAGATAATTACAGGTAAAATCAAGAAAGCGCAAAAGGTTGTAATATATGGACCTGAAGGAATTGGTAAGTCTACTTTTGCCGCCAAGTTTCCTCAACCGTTATTCTTAGATACGGAGGGCAGTACAGCTGGCATGGATGTTCCAAGAGCTCCCCAAGCCACTAGTTGGACAATGCTAAGACAACAGATTGATGAAGTAAAAAAGGATATGCTTTGTACAACACTTATCATTGATACAATCGACTGGGCAGAGCAGATGTGTGTCGAACATATACTTGCAAAGTACCAAAAATCCGGTATAGAGGACTTTGGGTATGGAAATGGTTACGTATATGTAAAAGAGGAGTTTGGACGTTTCCTTAATCAGCTGCAGGAAGTAATTGATAAAGGTATTAATGTTGTCCTTACAGCCCATGCGCAGATGCGAAAATTTGAGCAACCAGATGAATTAGGGCAATATGACCGGTACGAACTAAAGCTTGGGAAAAAGACAAGTTCGCAGACATCACCATTAGTAAAGGAATGGGCTGATATGGTACTTTTTGCGAACTATAAGACCTACGTAATCAATGTAGACGGTCAAGGTGCGCAGAAAGGGAAAAACAAGGCACAAGGCGGTAAACGCGTCATGTACACTACCCATCATACCTGCTGGGATGCGAAGAACCGTCATGAACTGTCGGAAGAGCTCCCATTTGAATACTCGGCTATTGCGTATTGTATCCCAACCGGAGAAGTGCAGATGACAACCGAATACGTCAAACATCCAGACCAAAAACTTCCGGTAAATACTCCGCCAGTTAACCACCAAGATGAACCCAAGAGAGACGAAAGAGGGTTCATGAATATTTCAGATGGAATTGACAAGGATCTAGCATTTGAAGAAGAGAATAAGAAAGTGAAAGCAGAGCAAAATCCACAAAATCGTTTGCCATCTTCAAACATTCCAAAGGCATTGGCTGATTTGATGGAAGCTAACCGTGTAACAGTGAAAGAAATTCAAAAAGCGGTTGCAAGCCGAGGATATTATCCAGAAGACACGCCAATTGAGAACTATGATCCAGGATTTGTTTCAGGTGTTCTGGTAGGTGCATGGCAAGCTGTTTATGGCATGATCAAGAGCATACGCGAGAAAAGCGGACAATTTGCACCTGCTGATCCAGACGAGATACCATTTAACTAAAAATAATAGACGAAAAGGAGATATTGATTATGAATATTGAAAGAGAATTAGGATGGGAAGATCCGATAGAGAATGATGGTCAGGAGTTTGTAATATTACCGGAAGGTGATTATGACTTTGAAATCACAGGATTTGAACGCGGCAGACATAACGGAAGTGAGAAACTTCCTGCGTGCAATATGGCTACAGTACAGGTGAAAATCGAAGCACTGGAAGGAACAGCAGTTATCAGTCATAAGCTTTTTCTTCATTCAAAAACAGAAGGTATGCTTTGCGCTTTTTTCACTGCCATTGGACAACGAAAGAAGGGCGAAAGGGTAACAATGAACTGGAATGCTGTTATAGGATCCGTTGGACGCTGTAAGGTTGGAACCCGTGTGTGGGATGGAAAGACCTATAACGAGATTAAGAAATTCTACGAACCGGTAGAAGGAGCACCTACGAAAAAGTTTGAAGCTGGGAGGTTTTAATAATGAATTTAAGACCGTACCAGGAAGAAGCGAAGCAGGCAATTTTTACAGAATGGGATAAAGGGAATCTGAGAACTCTTCTGGTACTGCCAACCGGTACAGGTAAAACAATTGTTTTTTCAGGAGTTACAGCTGATTGTGTTCGTAATGGTGAGCGAGTTTTAATACTTGCTCACCGGAGCGAATTACTAGATCAGGCAGCTGATAAACTTAGTAAATCTACCGGATTAGGATGTGCAACAGAAAAAGCTGAGGAAACCTGCCTTGGAAGTTGGTTTCGAGTTGTAGTAGGATCCGTTCAATCACTTATGCGTGAGAAACGTCTTGTGCAGTTTCCAACAGATTATTTTGATAGCATTATCGTCGATGAAGCACATCATTGTATCTCTGATGGATATCAGAAGGTTTTACAATATTTTAATAAAGCTAAAGTTCTAGGTGTAACAGCCACTCCAGATCGAGGTGACATGAAAAATCTCGGTTCTTATTTTCAATCACTTGCTTATGAGTATACATTACCTAAGGCGATCAAAGAAGGTTTCCTATCACCGATAAAAGCTGTAACAATACCACTAAAGTTGGATTTGACTGGTGTAGGACAACAGGCAGGAGACTTTAAGACAAGTGATCTTGGAACTGCCTTGGATCCATATTTGTATCAGATCGCTGACGAAATGGTTAAGTACTGCATGGACCGTAAGACAGTTGTTTTCCTTCCATTAATAAAAACTAGCCAGAAATTCAGAGATATTTTAAGCAGTAAAGGATTTGCAGCTGCAGAGGTTAACGGAGACAGTGGTGACCGGGCACAAGTATTGTCTGATTTCGATACTGGTAAATACAATGTTCTATGTAATTCCATGCTCCTGACCGAAGGCTGGGATTGCCCTTCGGTTGACTGTATCGTTGTGCTAAGACCAACTAAGGTGAGGGCACTTTACAGCCAGATGGTTGGGCGAGGAACCAGATTACATCCAGGCAAAGACCACCTTCTTCTTTTAGATTTCCTGTGGCATACCGAAAAGCATGAGTTATGTCATCCGGCTCATCTTGTTTGTGAGAATGAAGAAGTGGCAAAGAAGATGACTGAGAACATAGAAGCTGCAGGTTACCCTATGGATATCGAAATGGCTGAGAAGCAAGCTGCCGAGGATGTAGTTGCCCAACGTGAGGAAGCATTGGCCAAGAAACTGCAAGAAATGAAAAACCGTAAACGAAAGCTGGTAGATCCGTTGCAGTTTGAAATGAGTATCCAAGCTGAGGATCTCGCAAGCTATCAACCGGCATTCGGCTGGGAAGCTGGACCGCCTTCTGATAAGCAGGTTCAGACATTGGAAAAGCTAGGTATCTTTCCAGATGAAATTGATAATGCCGGTAAGGCTGCTAAACTTCTTGATCGACTTGATAGAAGAAGAACAGAAGGGCTTACTACTCCTAAACAGATCCGATTCTTAGAAAGTAGAGGATTTGAACATGTTGGCACATGGCAGTTTGATACAGCGAAAAGATTGATCGATAGAATAGCAGCGAATGGTTGGAGAATACCAGGTGAAATTACTCCAAGTGAATATAAACCAGAAATAATTTAATCATGACGAGGTAGTGGAATGGTGGATAATAAATATGAATTAACTGAATTACTGGATTACATTGACCCTTCTATGCTTGATTATCAGGAATGGGTTAATGTAGGAATGGCACTGAAAGAAGCCGGTTATACTGCCTCTGATTGGGATAGTTGGAGCCGTAGAGATACTAAAAGATATCATTCTGGTGAGTGCTTTCGTAAGTGGGACAGCTTCCGCGGTACATCAACACCAGTAACAGCTGGTACCATTGTGCAGATGGCAAAGGATAACGGATGGGAGCCTTATTATACCACTGATAGCCATGAAATCGGCTGGGATGACATTATAGGTTCCAAAGACGGAGTTGTGGTAGACAGAAGCTGGGTAGAAGGAAAAGAAATAATCCAACCGGATGACAGCTGGGATGCTGTTGGACAGCTCGTTAAGTATTTAGAAACATTGTTTGAGGCAGCTGAAAATGTTGGATATGTTACAGAGAGTTGGGAGAAAGATGGTAAGTATCTCCCTACAAAAGGAAACTGGGATAGAACTGCAGGAGAACTTATTCAACAGTTGAACTTATGTAAAGGCGATATTGGGTCTGTACTAGGTGATTATAAACCAGAAGCAGGAGCTTGGATCCGGTTTAATCCTTTGGATGGTAAAGGTGTTAAGAATGATAATGTTACAGAATTTCGATACGCTCTGGTAGAATCCGATGATTCGGATATTGATAAACAGAATGCAATTATTAGAGAGCTGGAGCTTCCTGTAGCTTGCTTAGTACATTCCGGGAAGAAAAGTATCCATGCAATCGTGAAAGTGGATGCTGCTAACTACGATGAATATCGAAAGCGTGTAGATTATCTATATGATGTATGCAAGAAAAATGGTTTAAAAGTAGATACACAGAATAAAAATCCTTCCAGATTGTCTAGAATGCCAGGAATTATGCGGAATGGACAGAAGCAATTTCTCATTGATACTAACATTGGTAAAGAGAATTGGAATGATTGGAAGGAATGGATAGAAAGCATTAATGATGATCTTCCGGAACCTGAGAGTATGTCCAGTATATGGGACAATCTTCCGGACTTATCTCCTTCACTTATTGATAGACTGCTAAGACAAGGACATAAAATGCTTGTAGCTGGTCCGTCAAAAGCAGGTAAGTCATACGCATTGATAGAATTGTGCTGTGCGATCGCTGAGGGGCGTAAATGGTTTAATTGGTATTGTACTAAGGGTAAGGTTATGTATGTTAATTTGGAACTTGATAGAGCTAGTTGTCTGCATCGTTTTAAAGATGTGTATGAGGCACTTGGATGGTCTCCAGATAACCTAAATAACATAGACATATGGAATTTACGTGGTAAGTCAGTACCAATGGATAAATTAGCTCCTAAGCTAATCAGAAGAGCAGCAAAGAAGAATTATATAGCAATTATTATAGATCCTATCTATAAGGTCATTACCGGTGATGAGAATAGCGCTGATCAAATGGCCCACTTCTGTAATCAATTTGATAAGGTGTGTACAGAATTAGGATGTGCTGTGATCTATTGCCACCATCATTCAAAAGGTGGTCAGGGAAGTAAGAAGAGTATGGATAGGGCTTCCGGATCCGGAGTGTTTGCCAGGGATCCTGATGCACTCCTAGATTTAATTGAACTTGAAGTTACAGATACCCTTCTCACACAGGAAATAAATAAAGCGGTATGCCAGGTATATATCGATTGGCTAGATAGACATAAACCGGATTATGAACCATCACAGGATGATATGTGCAGCCAGAATGCCATGTCTAGGCTATGTGAAAAATATCTAAGTCCAAATATATTCAAGTCTATGCAGAAGGATCTGTTTGAGGCAGAGAGGAAGGTCAGACAGCGTACTGCATGGCGTATTGAAGGGACTCTGAGAGAGTTTCCGAAGTTTGAACCGGTGAATCTATGGTTTGATTACCCGATACATAATGTTGACAGAATAGGCAGCTTGAAAGATGTTGAAGCTGAAGGAGAAAAGGCTCCTTGGCAAAGAGCTATGGAGAAGCGTAAGCCGAAAGATACAAAGTTAAAAGAACGACGCATGGCCATAGAAACAGCCTTTGAAGCATGTAGTTTTAATGGCGAGGTTACAGTGGCAGCTCTGGAAGAATATATGGCTCTTACTAAAAATTCAGTAAAAAACAGGATTAAAGAGCATGGTGGATTTGTAATTGATAATGGATTAGTAACTAAGAAATCAGGTGTCAAAAAACAAAAAACTGACACTGACACCGAAGATTGATACACCTATCAAAAAGTCAAAAATATGTTTTTTGATACTGACACCTTCTTATTATATAAAGTGTCAAAAAACTTAAATAATGTATTTTGACAGATGAAACAATAATAGGTATCAAAAAACTTATTTTATGTTTTTTGATAGGTGTCAAAAACAGGTGTCAAAAAACACTATATAAATATAAATATTTTTTTTGACACCTCACTACGTTCGTGCAAGTCAGAGCGTGATGTCAGTAGTCCGTAAGGTAGCGGACTACGACTCCTGACACGCTTTGCTCTGACAAAAGGAAAATTGATAGCAATTACAAATTTAACACGTTAAAGGAGTGAAGTAATGAAAGTAAAAAATAAAAAGAGTAGTTCACTAGGACATAGTTGTAAATTTAATATTCATGGTTTAGGAGAAATTATAGTTGTATTTGATGAAGGTGATTGCTCATCGGAATATATCAAAGACTATGATGTATTCATAGAAAGTCAAAAAGCATGGAGGGATATGGGTGAGGCTTTTAAAAACAACTTAATAATTTCAGACAATTATAATATTGACTTCCGAGAGCCTATAAATTCAATTGAAAAAGAAAGAGGATGGTACTATTGAAAACTGAATTCTTCCTTCCGATGATCCCTCCGACCGTTACGCACCAGGAGAAAAAAGTTCATGTTGTGAATGGTAAACCAGAATTCTATGAACCTCAAGAACTAAAAGCAGCACGCGCTAAGCTGACAGCACATATAGCAAAATATGCGCTAGCGCATAAATACACAGGTCCGGTTCGATTGGTAGTGAAGTGGTGCTTTCCTCAGGGTAAACATAAAGACGGTGAATACAAATCAACAAAGCCTGATACTGATAATCTCCAGAAGCTTCTTAAGGACGTTATGACTGATCTGAAATTTTGGAAAGATGATGCTCTTGTAGCTTCAGAAATTATAGAAAAGTTTTGGGCTGCTATTCCTGGAATATACATATCGATTACAGAGTTGGAGGGATAGTTTTGAATAAGTTACCTGATCATGAAACAGTCAAAAAAATAATGAATGATGTTTACAATGGATTTTATCTCAAATGGAGAAATATCTTAACTCAGGAGAATGCAGCTGTTATGATGCAGGAAGCTTATGAGTTAGAGCGTAAATATCCGTACGATTTATGTCATTCACTTTTAATCAACTTGATTAGCTGTGTTGAAGAAGAGTATAGGAGGCGGTAAGAAGTCATGAAAGAAAATTATTATGCTTTACTGATCTGCATTCTGAAGCCGGTAACGATTGAACAGGGATTTGATATGCTAGACGGTAGAATAACTAATAGAAACAACATGGCCATTACAGATGATGATATCGAGGATATGGTCCGGATGAAAAATCAGGGTATGACTCATAGAGAAATCGGTCAGGTGTATGGAATTACGGAAGAAGCCGCTTATCGAAGGATTAAGAGATATAAAGAGAGGATGGTGGAAGTATGAAACGTAGTAAATCTACTTTGCGCGGATCATCGGAGCAGAGATTAGATGACCGCAGAGCTTACGATATTTACATAAAAGAGCAGAAACAAAAGCCAAGTGTTAAGTCAGAGAGAATAAAGCCTCATTCTTCTGCAAGTGTAAAACCTATTATTTTGCTTCGGGACCCGTCAGCTGGTGACGCAAGGCATTGCTATGAATGTGAGTGTGCGAATAGCCAAGGGTATTGTGATAATTACTTGCTGTATGCAGTTATGAGAGGTAAATGTATGGAATTAATTGAGGGGGTAGATATTTCATGCAAAATACTTTAGGTGATTTGAATAATCATTTATTCGCACAGTTAGAAAGATTAAACGATGAAGAGTTAACTGGAGAGAAATTGCAGGAGGAGATAACAAGGGCGAAAGCGATCAATTCGGTGGCCCAGCAGATTATAGCAAATGGATCCCTGGTACTCGAGGCGAAGAAGCTTAATGAGGATCGGATGAATGCAGACCTGAAGCTACCTAAGATGTTGGAGGGATAGTATGGTGTGGAAATATCCTGATGATGTGATCAAGTTTGTGAGCGACAATGTCAAAGGCAAGAGACCGGCTGAGCTGGCTGAGATGGTAAATACTAAGTTTGGCACGGAGTTCACGCAGCAAAAGATGAAGGCTTTCATGAAGAACCATAATCTAAAGAATGGATGTCCAAAGCATAACACAACTGGATCAAAACTTTATCCGGACCAAATTAAAAAATTTATAGATGAGCATTACATTGGTACTGGACATCAAGCCATGGTAGACCTGCTTAATCAATCCTTCGGTACTAATTTCACTAAGGAGCAAATGAAAGCTTATTATGCACGCTTCAAGCTGGACAGTGGATTAACAGGGCGGTTTCCAAAAGGGCATGTCCCTGCCAACAAGGGAACGCATAACGGTGGTTGGGAGCCTACGCAGTTCAAGAAAGGAAGCACACCGCATAACCGGGTGCCTATCGGTACAGAGAGAGTTGATTCAAAGGATGGATATATTTACGTGAAGATTCAGGACGGGCACCTTAATAAAAACTGGAAGCAAAAACATGTAATGATCTGGGAAAAACATTACGGGCCAATACCTAAAAACCATGTTGTCATCTTTGGAGATGGAAACAAGCTCAACTTTGAACCAGAGAATCTTATTTTAGTTACTCGTGCACAGTTAGCTGTCCTTAATAAACATAATTTGATCCAGGATAATGCAGAATTAACGAAAACAGCGATTGTAATTGCAGATTTAAAGATAAAGATTGGACAAAGGAGGAAGGCAAATCATGAGCAAAGTAAATGACCTTATGCAGGGACGTAACCAGGGATTAATATTAGCTTTAAAAATAGTTCATGAGGGTGGTATTGAAGCCCTGGAGAAAGAAATCCAGTATCGTAATCTTTCAGGTGTATCTCTCAATCTTACTCAAAAGGAGATTAAAGATGCATCATGGAAGGTAAGTGTTAGGGCAACAGAGGTAGCCGATTGCAATCAGCCTGGTTACACTTCTGGATGAGTTTTATTTTAACAGGAGCCAGTTAATTAAGTTCAAGACTGCATTTGATGCAAAAGTATATGATGCTGTCAACAGTGATAGATCGGTAGATATCCTTAAGGAATACTGTGTTAGGATACAGGAGGATATCGGAATAGAGATAATAATCAAAGATTAAGGAGTGTGATGTTAAATGAGATTGACTTATACAGTTGATATTGATGAGGATGTGTATGAACTCGATGGGCTTTTAGCAGCTCTAGACACAACGGTACAGCTATCAACAGATTGCTTTGTTGAACGGAGTCGGATAGAGTCTTCGGACGAAACTTGTGAAAATGGAGAATGGGAGGATGAAGATAATGAGTAATACATTAAGGCAATGGGATGAACATGTTATCACTGGTAACCGTCTGAGCCGGGAATTAGAGGATATCGAAACATTTATAGATAAGACTAAGGATGCGGAAGTATGTTTCACTTCTGGTACAAATGGAACTATAAAAATAAATGTAATTAGTCAGGAGGAGCTGCAAGCAATCCGGGAAAAGGTAATTCTGTCAGTCATGGGAATCCGGGATAATAAGGAGATCGAACTGAAGAAGCATATGAATAGCTGGAAACCTGCTACCATTAATCAGAAGTTCGAAGCAGCTATTCAGGACATGGTACAATCGGTAAAGGTACCAGTGATTCCTAAGCTCGAGGATGGTGGAACAGTTAACTGGGATCCTGACAAGGAAAGCTTGTCCAATATAGTGGACAAACCGGTGCCGGTGGAAACAAAATCTGATATGCTGGAACGTCACCTTCCTGAGATTGAAAAGCTCTGTAAGGATGAAGAAGTGAAAGTCAGTGACATTGCTGATAAATACGGAGTGAAGAAGACGGATATCTACAATTTCATGACTAAGCATCATATTAGTAGACCGGTACCGAAAAAGAATGATGTCTTCATGGACTCTAAGGTGAAATCGAAGCCTGGAAAGGAGCGTCCCTAAACAAGACAGTAATAGTGAAGTATGTGCTTGTTGTGGGAAGGTAATTTATTTCACCATTTTTATGACGAGAAGGGATTACACTTACAAGAGAAACGGAAAATACTTCTGTGGATGGAACTGCATGTGTAAGAAGGGAAGGTGATCGGTTGACAGAAGCAGAATTAAGCCAGTACAAAGCAATTAAAGATGAAATAGATGATTTGAGTTTCAGAATAAAACAACTTCAAGAGCAGAAGCTACAGATACACACCACTAAAGTCAAAGGATCCATATCTGACTTTCCTTACATAGAAGCTCATTTCAACGTTACCGGTCCTGATTATGATGAACAGAACAGGAGGCAGATCCGTATTAATGAGCTCATAAGGAAAAGAGAAGTAAAAAGAACAGAGTTGATCGAGAAGGAATCCGATCTACATGATTTTATCTACAGCATTCAGGAAAGTGAAATTCGGCAGATCTTCACACTTAGGTTCATTGAAGATTTGGGTTATGAAGAGATCGGCAGAAAACTTCATATGGATCGGACAACCGTTGCAAAGAAAATCAGGAAGTATCTGGACGACTAAGCTATAAACCACTTATGATTGGCAATATCATAATCCAGGAGTAATTCATACTGTCTACTATGCATTGTAGCTAATACACAAAAACGCTTCACTCCATGGTTGTCTCTTATATACTTTATAGCATCGATCTTAACTTTATAGATTTGATCAGTTTCAACACAGATCCATACAGGTTTCATGTCTGCTATTGTGTTGAATACAGCGATTACCGAGACTGGTGCTCCATGGATATTAGGTATGATAGGGTAGGATTTTTTCAAGAATGGCATAATACACCTCGATATTTAATACAATGATTATAACAAACATATGTTCTTATTTCAACTGGTAGAACTTTCCCACAAATCCCTTTTAGATGTGATATATTAATATCATGGAAAGTTGTAAGTGACCTCCTTATCAAATCTCTATACATGTTAAAAGCCGTCCTGATACCACCGTCAGGGCGGTTTTTGTTGTTGAATATCTCATATAATATAAATATAAAACAATAAGCATAAAATTATTTTAGGCACATATATTTTATAGCATAGATTATAATAATGATCATATCTCTATGATTTTGGCATATTAATTAGATGTAGAACTTGCCAAGGAGGATAGAGTATGTTATTTAACAATTATTTTGTAGCAGTATTAATACTTTTTGCAATCTATTGTTTATGTTTTTCTATAACGATATGCGTAGTATGCAAGACATTAAGCGGTAAGTAAGAATTATGCATCAAACTTCCCTATATCATTGTGCTAGGCATGGTGCAAAGGGAAGGTTTGATCATTTGATATATACAATATATTCAACAATAAAAATCTGGAACTCCGTAATATAGGGTTCCTAATTTTTTATATGCATCGTTAGCACTAATCTCTACGATTTTTATTGACATAAGAACAAATGTTCTATATAATTATATTACCATAAATAAGCAAAAATTGTCATATTTCCCCCTTGTGTATTGAAGAATATTTCCAATTGATGTATAATGATGGAAAGAATTGATTGGGAGAGGGGATATTATGCAGAGAACCATTTACTCATTTAAGCTAGAAGTTGTTTTGTTGGGAAAAAAGGATATAGAAAGACTTCAATCATTAGAAGATGATTTCATTGAAGCAATAAATTATACGATGAAAATGGGACTTAAGGATCGTAAAATTGATTGTAAGCAAGAACATAAAGTTTTATATCTAGATTCTTACGAATATCATCAAGAGTTACATATCATAAACATGAAGTTCATATCAGCTAGATACAATGCCAGTAGAAATACAATTGATACTATAACTATGAAAAGTAAAGGTAGATTAAAAGGTATCAAAGACGGTGATGAAGAAATAAACCACATTTGTATTAAATTTGTTGAACCACATTTAGCAGTATGCCTTTATGAATCTAACTTTTTCGGTATCGGCATGGCAAAAATAGTATATTATTTAGAAAAATATATAAAAGATTATCACAGGGTAAAAAAAGATAATTTGTATTATAATATTGTACATAAGAACATTGTATCAAGTGATTTCTTAGAATCATTAAAAAAAGCAAAAAGAATTAAAGCTGTTACTCTTACTGTTGATCAAGAAGATTTATCAGTGTCAGAAATGAAGTATTTTTCAGGTAGAGGAGATTTATCAAGTGATGTTAATATATTACTAAAACCAGCTGCAGAAGGGTTTAGTATTATGAGTGATACTGTAAAAGATTTTTATAAAACGATTTATCAGAAGGATAAAAAAGTAAAAAGAATCACTGTTGAAGCAGATGGTAGCAATAAAGAGTTTATACGATTTGATACAGATATAATGAAAGAAAAGATTACTGTTGATGTAAATGGAACCAATAACAATGAAGTTGATACAAATAGTATTTATAAGATTTTTTTGGATGAAGTAGAAAATATTTAAGAAATGATGTGAAATATGAAAAATTATATAAAGGAAGTCGTAGAGCCATTAGTTGACTTTTACAAAATCAGGAAAACTAAGAAGAATGAAATAATTTTTTTTGCTGTTATTCCACTACTTATTGGGGTAATATTTTTATTTTCATGCTTTTATTTGAGTACTTCAAGAAAATTAGATTTAGTAGACTTTGATAATGATTTATTAAATCAATTAATTACTATGCTAACTTTATTTATTAGTTTTAGTATGGCATTCTTATCCATATTATTATCTAGTAGCAGTAAGAACGTAGACGATCTTAAGGATACATCTTCAAAGGAATATAGTTTAAATAATAAAAACTGTTCATTATATCAAGTTCTGATGATAGAGATAACTTATTCTATGATAATCGAAATTTGCTTTTTGTTATATGTATTTTTACAAAAGTTTGTTATTTATGTTTCGAACGACATAACAATAAAATTTATGTTAACTTTGGATATTATATTATTGGTTCATGTGCTACTATTAATGTTAGTTACGATAAAAAATGTTTATTATACCTTTTGGAAATCGAAATAGCATCTTTGAGAGTGCTTTTCCTATTCCTTTTTATTGCAAAAAAATAGAATATATGTTAATATTTGTATAATAATAGCTAAAGGAGATGTATATGGACAATATTACAACTATTTCAGAAATTCTTAACAAAGATGTTTTATCAGGAGGTATGATAATTGGTATTATTGGAGTTGCAGCATTTGTAGGCGTTTTTAGGTTATTCTTAATATTCTGCTTAAAGGATGATAATGCACTAAAGTCCATGTTTTATCTAGCAAAAGGTTTATTTTATGGTTTTGCATTATTCGCAATATATCATGCATACAAGGTAGTAAGACCAGACCAAATCAGTATGTTAACATACATAATTACTGTAGCCGTAAGTTTTGGTTTTATTGATTGCGTAATACATATAGTAATCGAGATTAAAAATACAATTAATATATTAAGAGGTAAGGAAAATAGATAGTGTATACTATGATTTTATCTTCTTAATATTTGAGCACTTACATGGGTAGGTGCTTTTCTTATACCCAAAACAAAACGAATAGAGGTGAGCATTGATGTTAACTGATAAGCAAAAGCTATTTGCAGATGAATATTTGATTGATCTTAATGCCACCAGAGCATACAAGGCAGTCTATAAGAGTTGCAAAAAGGATGAAACTGCAAGAGTAAATGGAAGCAAATTACTAACAAATACTAACGTTGCTGAGTATATTGAACAACGGATGAAAGATCGATCAAAACGCACTGAAATAACTCAAGACTGGGTATTAAATGAGCTGTTTGCTATAGCGAAGGCAAAAGGTACCGACTTTGCCCAGGTAGTTGAGGAAAAGATTATTCAGAATGGTCAATACATAATAGATCCGGATACTGGATTAATGAAGACAATAGAAGTAGTTAAGATAACACCGACTTCGAAGCTTCCGGAAGAAAAGCAAAAAGCTATTTCTGGTATAAAGATGGGTAAGAACGGTATCGAGATAGCAACCTGTGATAAAGTCAGGGCTCTGGAACTCTTGGGTAAGCATCTAGGAATGTTCAAAGATAAGGTTGAGGTATCCGGCCAGTTAGAAACCGGTACCGAAAAACTAAATAGCATCCTAAATCAGATAAAGAAGCATCGAGGTGGTTAACCTTGAGTGAACAATTCATATTATCGGATAAATACCTAGACTTCATCGAATACAATACACCGGTTGAGTTCCTGGAAGGGACTACAGCAGCCGGTAAAACAACCGTAGGTGTGTTTAAGTACATGCTAAAGGTTGCTGAGAGCCCAAAGAAGCTACATATCTTATCAGGATTAGATCTTGGTACCATAGAAAAGAATATCATCAATAAGGATCTCGGAATCGTTGATATCTTCGGTCCTCTGGTTGAGTATAACGGCAATGGCAGCAAGGATTATAAGCTACCGCATATTCTTTATCATACTAGTAAAGGTGACAAGGTTATCTTAGTCCTTGGATATGATAACAAAACGAGATGGAAGAAGGCTCTTGGTGGTCAGTATGGATGTCTTTACATAGATGAGATCAATATAGCCGATATTGAGTATGTCCGTGAAGCTTCCATGCGGTGTGATTATCTAATGGGTACTCTTAATCCTGATGATCCTAATCTGACTGTATATAAAGAGTACATTAACTGCAGTAGACCACTACCAAAATATAAAGATGATGCTCCAAGAGAAATCAATGATATGCTAACAGAGGAACCAAAGCCCGGCTGGGTACATTGGTTCTTTTCTTTTGATCATAATTTAGGGATATCGAAGGATAAGAAGCAACAGATCATTCTTAATGTACCTAAGGGGACGAAGCTCTGGAAGAATAAGATCCAAGGCTTACGAGGAAGAGCAACCGGCTTAATCTTCCCTAACTTCACCAGGGAAAAGAATGTTATCAGTAAGACTCAGTTACTTAAGTGGATTAAGGAAAAGAAGATTGTATTCGAATACTTTACTGCCGGTGTTGATACTTCATACTCACAGGAAAGCCCGGATACATTTGCGTTTATCTTCGAAGGGATTACAAAGTGCGGTAAATGCATCGTTCTAAACGAAGAGGTATATAACAATAGAGATCTTCAGATACCTCTTGCACCTTCTGATATCGTCCCCAGACTTATAGCGTTTTTAGAGCGTAACCGAATGGAATGGGGATTCGCAAGGGATGTATTCATAGATAATGCAGATCAGGCAACTATTACTGAACTATTGAAATATAAGCGGACTCATCCATGCTTATACAACTTCCTGAATGCCTATAAAAAAATTGAAATAATAGACCGTATTCATTTACAGCTTGGCTGGATCAACTGTAATGATATGGTCTCTTATTATGTCCTTGATCATTGTGTCCATCATATCCAGGAGCACGAGACCTACAGCTGGAAGGATGATCAATACGAGCCTGAGGATAAAAACGACCATACAATAAATGCAGCTCAGTATGGTTGGATACCTTTCAAAACAAAGATAGGAGGTACAAAGTAATGAGTACATTGCATTTATGTATTATCTGCTTTACGGTTGCAATCTGTGTGGCAATGATCACAAGTACAATAGATAAGGCGGTGGTAAGTTATAAAGCCAATAAAAACAAACACGACTAATTGTATATTAAAAGGTCCTACTCCTGACGTTATGGATTTACCGGTTACGAGATTTAACTATAAAGGAGAGATTCACGGAGTAGAGAGCTGCTGGCAGCTGACCGATGAAGAAATTCAGGAGATAGTGAACTCGGGTAAGATCTACTTCGCTGTGTGGGGTAATACACATCCACCAATATGCCTAAGCACATCATCCATAGTAGAGGACGGTGATAGTTAATGGGATGGTTTCGTAACATGATGATAAAGTTGCTAAAGATTACACCTGCAGCTGATCGCAAGATTGTGATCAAGGAACCATTATCCTTCCAAAGCAATGTTCTTAAAAACCAGATCTGGTACCGTGGGGATCCTTCCGAGATAGAACAGTTCTTTAAAGCTATTACTTATGATGATGTATCAAAATCAAGGTTCTGGGCTTCTGTGCCGGATACCAGAGTTAGAAAGATACATAGTGGTATCGTTCAGATCGTTATTGATCGGTTAAAGGATATCATATTAGCCGATATGGATGGTATTGACTTCGGAGAAAAGAAGAAAGGTGATCCACAGGATAAGGAGACACCTATTAAGGACTTATGGGATGAGATTGCTAAGGATAATGATTACGAGGAGATCCTTGGACAGGCAATACAGGGAGCATTGTCTTCCGGTGATGGTGCTTTCAAGATATCAGTGGATGAGATCAGTAAGTACCCGATCATAGAGTTCTATGAAGCCGAATCGGTTGATTTTATCTATAAGAGGGGTAGATTACAGGAAGTTGTGTTCTATACCTCATATAGTCAAAATGAAAAAGAATTCCGTTTACAAGAAACCTATGGTAAGGGATATGTAAGATATAAGCTATTCAATGAGGATGGAAAAGAAATACCGATAACAACATTTGATGAAACAGCTAACCTGGTTGATGTATCTTTCCCTGGTGATTTTATTATGGCCGTACCACTAAAGATCTTTGCATCATCTAAGTGGAAAGGCCGAGGTAAGGCTTTATTCGATTCTAAGACCGACGATATCGATGCTCTGGACGAAGTAATAAGTCAGTGGTTGGATGCAGTTCGATCCGGAAGAGTAAAGCGATATATTCCGGAGGACCTTATTCCAAGAGATCCAGAAACAGGAGTATTACTACAACCTAATCCGTTTGATAACCAATTTGTCAAGATTGGATCTTCCTTGGCTGAGGACGAGAAAAGCAAAATAGATATTTCCCAGCCTCAAATAGCATTCGAAGCTTATCAAGCCTCTTATGCAGGATGGTTGGATCTGGTCTTACAAGGGATTATATCACCAGCAACCTTGGGTATCGACCTAAAAAAGACTGATAATGCAGAGAGCCAGAGAGAAAAAGAAAAGGTTACTCTTTATACCAGGGGTCAGATCATAAATGCACTAAATAAAGCAATTCCTCAGCTGGTATCAGTATCCATGATGACGTATGATACGATGCAAGAGAAAGTACCAGGTGAGTATGAAGCATCTGTGAAGTTTGGTGAGTATGCTGCTCCGGGTTTTGATAATGTAGTTGAAACAGTAGGCAAAGCAAAGCAATACGGTGTAATGTCCACAGAGAAAGCCGTTGATGAGATGTATGGTGATACTATGACGGATGAGGAAAAGGCTGAGGAAGTGGCTAGGATAAAGGCTGAAAGCAGTTTCAGTACTCAGGAGCCGTTAATCAATACAGAAGATGATACGGACGGTGATTCTGATGAATGATTATGATGTCGGAGCAATCTTCCAGGAGATTGAAATTGAACTGATCAAGTCCATGCGTAGAAACCTTGGACGACACCTTGCATGGGAACAGGACGAAGGATTTGACTGGGAGCAATGGCAAGCTAAGAAGATCCGGGAGCTTAGGAGATACCGTCAGAAGAATATGGAGATCATGGAAAGCTATTCTACACCTCTTAATAAAGCCACTAAGGAAGATCTGAGAAGACAATACCTTGAAGGCGGTAAAAAGGTCGACAAGGATGTTTCTCGGGTGATAAAGAAGGGTATGAGCTTAGGTAGAGCCACTCCATCAAATGATTTTTTCCAGGGTGACAATCCGAAGTTGGATAAACTCATTAATTCGATTCGAAATGATATGAAGGAAGCTAAAACAGCCGCACTTAGGCAGATGGATGATGTATATCGTAAGACTATATTTAAGGCTGAGACTTATCTGGTCAGCGGATCCACAACGGTACAAAAAGCTATTGATATGGCTACGAGAGATTTTTTGGCCAGAGGTATTAACTGTATTAAGTATGCCAATGGTAGGAACGTAAATATTGCGTCCTACTCTCAAATGGCAGTCAGAACAGCGAACAAAAGAGTCTTTCTTATGGGTGAGGGAGAGCGTCGGAAGGAATGGGGATTAAGCCTTGTTCTGGTCAGTCAGTATATGCAGTGCTCTCCATTATGCCTTCCGTGGCAAGGTAAGGTATACATAGATGATGTGTACAGTGGTGGAAAGCAAGAAGATGGACCATATGAATTATTAAGTAAAGCAATTCAAGGTAAACTATTCCATCCAAACTGCCAGCATACCATGAGTACATACTTTCCGGATATCACAGAGGAACCTGAGGTTATGGATAAGGACGAAATAGGAGCTGCTTATAAGAAAGCAAGGAGAGATGCTGAAATTAAACGGAATATACAAAAATATTCGAGGTTGAAAGTAGGCAGCCTGGATCCGGAGAATATTAAGAAATATGATGCTAAATTAAATGAATGGAAAAGTAAATTAAATAATTGATAATAGCATCCTTAGGGGTGCTTTTATTATATAAAATCCACCGGACGAGACCGGGATAAAGAAGCGAAGGAGAGATGTGTTATGACAAAGGAACAATTCATTGCATTAGGTCTTTCAGATGACCTGGCAACCAAAGCAGCCGAACAATCAGCAAATGAACTGAAAACCTATATCCCAAAACATAGATTTGATGAGGTTTCAGAGGAGGTTAAGACCCTTAAAGGTACCGTTAAGGAGAATGAGTCAGCCTTAGAAACATTGAAGAAATCTACAGGGGATGCAGAAGCACTCAAGAAACAGATTGATGATCTGCAAAAGGATAATAAGACCAAAGATGATAAGTACCAGGCTGATCTTAAGGAGCTAAAACTTACGAATGCTATTAAGCTAGCTCTTGCAGGAAAGGTACACGATGAAGACCTAGCCACAGGCTTATTTGATAAGACAAAGCTCCTGCTTGGAGATGATGGGAAAATCACAGGGCTTGACGAGCAGCTTAAATCCTTACAGGAAAGTAAAAAGTTCCTGTTTAAGGAGGAACAGCAACAACAGCAAAGATCAGGATTTAGGATTGGAGCAGATGGTTCACAGCAACAACAGCAGCAAAGCAATGGCTTAAGCATGAAGGATGCGATTGCTGCTAAATTACAAATACAACAAAAATAAGAGAGGATGATTTTTAATGTCTATTACATTAGCAGAAGCAAGTAAGAATGTTCAAGACGATTTACAGTCAGGAGTAATTGATGAATTCAGAAAATCCAACTGGATTATGGATCACATTACTTTTGATGATGTTGTTTCCCCGGTAGGTGGTGGAGCAACAATGACCTATTCCTACGCAAGATTAAAAACGCAGCCGACCGCGGGATTCAGAGCGATTAACTCCGAATACGAATCTCAGACAGTAGATAAGGAACTCTTCCATTCTACGTTAAAGGTATTCGGTGGAGCTTATGAGATTGACCGTATTATTGCTAATATGGGCGGTATCGTTTCCGAGGTCGAGTTACAGCAATCCCAGAAGATCAAGGCAGCGAACGCATTGTTCAACGATACTTTCATCAATGGTGATAGTGCTACGGATGCGAATGCATTTGATGGACTCGAAAAGGCTTTAGCAGGAAGCTCTACAGAGTATAATGGATCTGGTACGGCAATTGACCTTTCAACATCAGCTGCAGTTACCACTAACTACATGGTATTCCTGGATATGCTTGACGAGTTTTTAAGCAATTTAGATGGTACACCTAGTTTTATCGGTGGAAACGCTAAATTAATCGCTAAGATTAGAGCTTGTGCAAGAAGAGCTGGTATGTATCAGGTAACTAAGAACGATTTTGGTGCACAAGTAGAGTCTTATGGCCCCATACCATTTGTTGATTTCGGTGCTAAAGCCGGATCTAATGTAAGTGTTGTTCCTATCGATGGAGTAGCTGGTACCACATCCTTGTATGTGGCTAGATTAGGATTAGACGGTTTACATGCGGTATCGATGGCTGGACAGGCTCCGGTGAAAACGTGGTTGCCGGATTTCACTACTTCTGGAGCAGTGAAGAAAGGCGAAGTCGAAATGACTGCAGCTATCGCATTAAAAGCAACAAAAGCAGCCGGTGTATTCCGTAAGATCAAAGTACAATAGGGAGGTATAACATATGGCTAAGATATACGCACCAAATAAGCAATACACCGGTATATCTGCCAGCGTAGCCTTTGCAAAGGGGGTAGGGGAAACCGATAACCCTACCCTTATTGAATGGTTTATAGAGCATGGTTACGAGGTAGAAGAGGAGGATAAAAAGCAAGATCCTCCAAAGGAGCCTGGTAAATTTGATGGCATGGATGCCGATCAGTTGAAAGCTTATGCTGCAGAGCATAATATAGAGATTGGTAACTCGACATCGGTGAATGGTATCCTTAAGAAGATTATTGATGCTGAGAAGAAATAGGAGGAATTATCAATGGTTTATGCTGCTAGTAATGTTTTGAGTTCTGAACTGTTGGAGTTGGCTAGCAGTAAAATTGATGAACTCACATTCAACAGGATTGTATCAATAGGTTTTATTAATCTTACTCCGTTTCAACGAGCAAAAGTAGAAGCTGCTACACTGCTCCAGGCGAAATATTACGATGATTATGGTACGGATCCAAACGGTATTAACGGTTTTAGTGTATCTGGTTTAAGTATGAGTATAAATAGTAATTCCTCTGCTCCTCCTGGAGTAAGTTCAGGAGCTTACATGCTACTCAAACAAACTGGATTGATGAATAGGGTGGTGTGATATGTTACCAAACAAATTACCTCGTTTACCTAAAGCCTTATTTAATCAGGATTGGATAATTACAATTAATCAATCCGGAATAAGCGAAGATGGAGAAGTGTTACCTACAGTAATGGTAGACGCAAAGTGCTTTTATAGCGGTAAAGCTCATCAAGTAATGAATGCTGAGAAGCAAATTATTCGGCTTGAAGGCTCTTTGATTGGATTAGGAGATTTATTCCCCGACCTGCCTGAAATAAGTACAGGAACAGCCAAAAGAAACGGTCAGAAGTCTTATAAAATTTATAAGTGCGAAAGACCACTTAATCCGGACGGATCCGTCTATGCGACTGTATTGGAGTTGATGTAATGAGGGTTAAGGTAAAGATGCATAAAAATGTGCTTAGAAACTTAGAACATGCTCAGATCATAGCGTTAGAACAGACAGCGGAAGCAGTGAAAACCGATGTTATCATGAAGAATGTTATGCCTTTTGACGACGGAGCATTGCAAAACGAGTCTACCATGATTGATACATCAAAATCGAAGAGCGGGATTGTTGCTATCTCCTCTGATCTCCCCTATGCAAGGAAGGTGTATTTTCATCCGGAATACAACTTTAAAACTGACAAAAACCCTAATGCACAAGGAAGATGGTACGATTCTTGGATTGATGGTAAACATAAGGCTTTTGCAATTAATGCATATAAAAAACTTTACAAGAGACTGACTGGAGTGTGATTATGTGACGCTGAAAGAGATCAGGGATTGGTTAAAACCGATGATACCCGGAATAACGAATGCTTATATCGGGAAGACAGATCCGAAGCAAGAAAAATCAATCTGTATCTACAGCAGGCCAAGCGATGCTGATCGTATAGCGGTGGGTGGTTTGGTGAATACATCAACCGCTACGAAAAGCATTAGCATATTAGTGCAATGGTCGAAAAACTGTGATACAACTGAGACACAGGCAAAGAGCATCTATGACATTTTCAACGGAAAACGATCCGTTATTAATGGTGTAGATGCTTTTTTCCGCATGAAAAACAATGAACCCATACCCGTAGGTACGAATGACAATGATATTTATGAGTATGTAATTGATTTAACAATAACATATAAGAGAGGATGATTATAATGCCAGTTATTTTATTTAGTGGCTCAAAAGGAACTGCAGGTACAGCCAGTATTACTGGATTAACCAGTGGTAAAAAGTATAAAGTTACAACCGGTGGCTTTACTTTCCCGGTATTAGCAAACGGAACTCTTGGAATTCCAGGTGCAAGCGTTGCTTATGCTGATCTAGCAGCTTTATCCGGAACGAGTATTACCGGATTAACTGATGGTATAGCGTATTATGTCCAAGAAGTAACCTCACAGGCCATTGTAAGCGGGGCAGCTCCTGTAAACGAAATTACTTTTGGTGTCAATATGTCCGGAAGAACAGGATCCACGAGTACAGTAGTTAAGGATGCGGAGAGTTTATCCATCGCAATCGATAATAACGTCGAAGAATGGAATCCCATGGATCAAGGTGGATGGGCTAGAAGGTTAATGACTGCGAAATCTTTATCTATTTCAATGGGCGGTAAGAGAAACTATGGTGATCCAGGATGTGATTATGTGGCAGGATTGGCTTGGAAAAAGGGTCAGGAATGCAATAGCATATTTTACATTAACTTTCCAAATGGTGATGCATTGGTTATGCCATGCGTTATCAATGTAACAACCATGGGCGGTGACAGTACAGCAGTAGATGCGCTTGAATGGGAGGCTTTATCCGATGGAAAGCCAACTTATACACCATATGCAGGGTGATTTTAAGGAGTAGGGAAACCTACTCCTATTTTATTTATTTGAAGGGAGGACATTCTTATGTCCAATATTATAGATATTTCAAGTAGAATTACAAACCAGCTTCCAATAGTAAAGATAACTGATGAGATTGTAGCGACCGTAAACAATCGAAGAAGTACAGTCATGAGTATGCAACTAATGATCAAGGAAATGGAAAAGAAAGCAAAAGAAAATAACGGTGAATACGATGAAATGACCTTTATGGAAAAAGCTCTTGAAATGCTTACTAATCCTAAGACGGTTAAAGCGATCAATGAATTAGATCTTCCTCTTCCGGAGTATAAGCTGGTTTATGAAGCAATTATGGCTGCAGCTACTGGTAAATCTATGGAGGAAACGGCTGCTCGATTTCAGTAATCAGGAAAGTTATTATGATTTATACGATGACTGGGATTTAATTGAAGCTTCCTTCGCAAAGCAATACAGCATAAGACTCCGACAAGATGAGAGTATGTCTTGGACGGAGTTTTGTAGTTTATTAAGCGGAATTATGCCGGATACACCACTCGGAAAGATAGTATCGATCAGAGCGGAAAAAGACCCTAAGGTTATTAAGGATTTTACAGCTGATCAAAAGAAAATACGTAATGATTGGATCAAAAGAAAAAATAAAAAGCTTCGTGAAAGCCCAGAAGCTTACAAGGCATATTGGGAAGGTTTCCAACAATGGGCGAAATCTTCTTTCAGTTAATGAAATAAAACAGGAAGGGAGGTTGCGTAACATATGAGTACGGAAGTCGGACGAATAGATCTTGGGTTGGATATCAACAAAAAAGAGTTTAACAGACAGCTAGACGGGATAGCCGATGGAGCTGAAACAGGTGTAAAGAAGGCTTTCAGTGGATTAGGATCCAAAATAGGATTCACATTAGGTATAGCTGCAGTAGCTTCCTTTACAAAATCATGCCTGGATCTGGGTAGTAACTTATCGGAAGTGCAAAACGTAGTTGATACAGTGTTTCCTTCGATGAATAATCAGGTGAATTACTTCGCTCAGAACGCTATGGAGCAGTTCGGGCTATCTGAAACCGTCGCTAAGAAGTACATTGGTACACTCGGATCCATGTCGAAATCTATGGGTCTCTCAGAAAGTCAAGCATATAACATGTCTTCAGCTGTAGCAGGGTTATCTGGCGACGTAGCATCGTTCTTCAACTTATCATCCGATGATGCTTATACAAAATTGAAATCTATATGGACCGGTGAAACGGAAAGTCTGAAAGAACTAGGTGTTATCATGTCACAAGCAAACCTAGAACAATATGCTTTGAACAATGGATTCGGTAAGTCTATCAAGAACATGACAGAGCAGACGAAGCTTATGCTTAGGTACCAATATGTTATGTCCAGTTTATCTGCGGCACAAGGGGATTTTGCTAAGACAAGCGATAGCTGGGCTAACCAAGTTAGGGTTTTAAGCCTTAGATTTGACAGTTTAAAGGCTACTTTAGGACAAGGGTTTATCAATTTACTAACACCGCTTATTCAAGCTCTAAATAGCTTGATTGGTAAGTTGCAGATCGCTGCGAATGCTTTTAAATCTTTCACCGAATTGATTACCGGTAAGTCAAGCGAAAACTCAACCGGTAGTAGTATTGGAAATATATCGGTTAATGCTTTAGATGCAACCGAAAATATATTAGGTATGGGTGATGCTGCTGAAAGCAGTGCTAAAAAGGCAGCTCATGCATTGTCTGGCTTTGATGAACTGAATAATATATCGAGTCAGAGTAACGGAAGTAGTAATGCATCCAATAACAATACATCACAACCTGGTGATCAGTCCCAAGTAGTAGATAGTCCGCTATCGGATGAAAAGATCAGACCTACAATTGAAATACTGGATAAGCTAAAAAATGCTCTTAAGCCAATAGAAGAGTTCACATACACTACGATTAAAAGCTTTTACAATGATGTGCTAAAACCTATTGGATCATGGGTACTTGGAGAGGGGTTTCCTGGTTTAGGAGAAGCAGCTATCAATCTTATCAGTGATGTAGATTGGCCAAAGCTTTCCGGTGCTATCACAGAATTTAACAAAGCTGTCACTCCGCTTGCAATCTCGGTTGGTACAGGATTTATAAACTTTGTTAAAGACCTCTCTGAATTTTTGAAACCTGCAGTAGCAACCAGTATTGATTTATTATCCGAAGCAATCAGCACTATTGCAGATGTTGCGAATGAGGCAAATCCTGAAGATTACGAAAAATTGGGATATGGATTAGGCATCATTGCTACAGCCTTAGGCGGTATTAAGATTGTACAAGGACTCCCAGCATTTATATTAAGTGTTGAATCTGCTCTTTCGACTTTTTCAACAGCCTTATCGAACCTATCATATCTGAACCCGGTAATGCTCCCGGCACTCTTTGATATTCTTGGACTCGATGAGTGGCTTGATGATTTATACTATAAGCTTCCGGATTGGGCTAGAGGATTATGGGAAGGTTTCTGGCAATCTATCTATGATACAGTGGCTTCGGTTTTTAATTTTGACCAGACATTTAAAATATGGGAACAGGTTGTTCAAGCTTTCAAGGATGCGTTTACTGGTGATACTTGGTGGGAAATTGGTGCTAACATCATAAAAGGTATCTTCCTTGGGATAGCCGGTATCTTAAGCTTCCCAATTGAAGTGGTGTATGATTTTTTTGATACATTGATAAAAAACATCTGTGATGTATTCGGAATAAACTCCCCAGCCGAAGAGATGAAGCCATACGGTGAATATATCCTTCTTGGCTTACTAGAAGGCTTTAAAAATATGTTCTCAGACTGGTGGGAATCTATTGCTGAATGGGGAAAAGAAACAAAAAGTAATTTCAATACCTGGGCCGGAGGGATATGGTCAGGTATAAAAAGTAATTTTACAAATGCCCCTACTTGGTTTAAAACACAGTTCGAGAATGCATGGACTAATGTTAAAACAGCCTTTAGTGGAGTTAAGACATGGTTCGAAACTAAATATAGCGATATCACCGGTATATTCAAGAACATTCCGGACTGGTTCAAAACGAAATTTACCGATGCTTGGACCAATGTTAAGAATGTGTTTTCCACCGGAGGAAAGATATTTGATGGTATAAAGGATGGTATAGCCGAGACCTTTAAAACAGTGGTAAATGGTCTTATAAATGGAATTAATAAAATTATTAAAACACCATTTGATAAGATTAACTCTATGCTTAATTCGATACGTAGTCTTAGTGTACTCGGAGTAAAACCGTTTGAAAGTTTATGGTCAAATAACCCTCTGTCGATACCGCAGATCCCAGCTCTTGCTCAGGGTGGTTATGTTGGAGCAAATCAACCTCAGTTGGCCATGATCGGTGATAACAAGCGAGAAGGAGAGATTGTTTCTCCAGAAAGTAAGTTCCAGGAAATGCTTAATATGGCTGCTAAGCTTTCAGGTGGTGGAATTACTGAAGAAATACTATACAGAGTTATGTCCAGGGTATTTAGAGAAAATCAATTAATCCTGGTACCAGAAGGAAACGGACTTTATAAAATTATTCGGAAAGAAAACTTGGATTACTTTAAGCTAACCGGAAAGAACGGAATGGAAATCTAGAAAGGAGTAGGGCATGGCTTACGCAGGATATTTATTAAAAGTGAATGGAGTAATAATCCCCAATAAATATATTTTGATGGGTAGTTATAAACCTACTCCTCATCAAGAAACCGATCTTGACTCTTACCTAGACGGAGATGGTTATCTCGATCGCAGCGTTTTACCTCACGATCGAACCAAAATAGAGTTTAACACCATACCATATATGACATTGAGTGACAAAATGGAAATGCAGACATTGCTTCCGACGAGTAGGAAAAAGCGGATCAAACTAACCGTTGAGTATTGGGATGATGAAAACAATTCCTATGACATAGGTGATTTTTACGTACCACCGATTGAATACATAATCAATGACGCTTCGGATACAGATATCATTTACGACTCGCTTCGTATTGCATTGATCCAATATTAGGAGGGTATATGCTAAATATTATTGACGATTTTAAATTACTATACAAACAAAAAGATATACATAAGTCGCTAGTTATTAGTTTTCCTTCCATCGGATTGACTATAAATAATAAAAAAATAGTATCTGAGAGCTTTGAGCTATCGGAATCTCTTTGTTCAGACGATATGTCGCTAGTGTTCGGATCATGTGAAGGAACGAAAGTTAAATTCACTGTCGCTGATATTTCAAATGATCTGACTGGGTTAGAATTCAACATAACGCAGCTGATCGGTGATTATCAAATGCCACTAGGAACCTATGTTGTATTCTCCTGTGAAAAGCAGGACGATAAACGGTTTAAGAACATAGTTGCGTTCGACCATATGAGCAAAGCTGATACCGATGTATCTGAATGGTATAAGGCATTGGCTTTCCCTCTGACATTGAAGCAGTTCAGGGAAAGCTTACTAAATCATTTAGGTATCCAGGAAGAAACAAGGACCTTACCAAACGACAATATGACCGTACAGATGACCATAGAGCCGTCTACACTAAGAGGGAGAATGGTATTGGAAGCCTGTGAGGTTATTAATGGTTGCTTTGGGCATATGAACCGATACAATAAGTTTGCACATATATTTCTCAATCCCAATTACGGTCTTTATCCGTCAGAAACTTTATATCCATCTGATAATTTATATCCGGAGTACGGTGCGGAAGCTCTTGGAAAAGCTTATTATCGTCAGGTAAAATTTGAAGAATATACGGTAAAAACAATAGATACACTTTTGATCAGGCAGGAAGACGGTGATATCGGCTGCATGGTGGGCGAAGGTGGTAATACATACATCATTGAAGACGACTTTCTCCTTTATGGAAAATCTACCGCTGAACTGCAGACCATTGCTACAAACATTTATAATTGCATATGCAATATTCCGTATAGACCTTTTGTATCCGTAAATACAGGACTACCATATGTTGAGTTAGGGGATCCGATTGGGTTTGAACAGAATGATTATATCATCAGTTTTGTAATGCAGAGGACTCTTTCAGGAATACAGAAATTAGTAGATAAATATTCAGCTTCAGGCACGGAGGAAGTTACACAAAAATTCGGATCAAATAACCAATTCTTACAGCTTCAGAGAAAGACAGCTATTCTGAAAAAATCCGTTGAAGAGGTCAGCGTCACCCTCTCAGACCTCGCAGAAGGAACAGAAGCACAATTCTCGATCATAAATAATGCAATAACTGCCGAGGTTACCAGAGCAACCGACGAAGAGGAAGAATTGAGCGGAAGGATAACGGTGACAGCCGATGCAATTACCGCAGAAGTAACCAGGGCAACAGATGAAGATGAATTTTTACTTGGGCAACTTGATATACTGGCCGGATCAATTGTATTGAAGGTTGGAAAGAACGATATTATTTCTTCTATCAATCTATCACCAGAGACTATCAAAATACAGTCTGGTAATATAGAGCTTGAGGGTATTGTTACAGCTAATAGTTACTTTAAAATACTTGCAGACGGCAGTATGGAGGCTAGGAACGGTAAGTTTAATGGAATGCTAATTTCTGAGTCTTCCATGGGAACTATGATGATCAATGGTGCCGCTTTGGAGGCATGGGATAATTCGAACAATACCACATTAAAAATAGGTGCAGACGGTAATATAGTTTGCGGTCATCTCCAATGCGATTCGTTTTTGGTTGATGGGCACCAGGTAATAACCACCGATAATATAGATGACCAATCTGTTGCATATGCAACTAATTCAGCTAATTCATCTATTGCATATTCAACCTACGAATTAATGTCGCAAAACTTTTTAAGAACTGCTAGAATATCTGCAAATGACAATTTTATACCAAGTCATAATATTATGTATATGGGGTCAAGCGGAAGTCCTTGGGCCGGTGGATTCGGTGTTTCTGGTTGGATAACAACATCAGATGAAAGAAAGAAATATGACATAAGAATGCTAGATGAACGATATTTAATGTTTGCTAGAGGTCTAGTTCCTATGCTATTTAAATTAAATGACGGAACTAGCGGAAGAGATCATTGCGGATTTATAGCACAGAATGTTAAAAAATTAATGGATGAGTGTAGCTTATCGGATAAAGAATTTGCAGGGTACATAGCATCTCCAGTATACTCAAAACACTTATATGATGAAGATGGTAAAGAACTTCCTGAGTATGATTTAACAAGCGAAATTATCGATTATGAATACTCACTGAGATATGAAGAATTTATACCGCTTTTATTCATGCTTTTTCACCAGATAAAAACTACTTAATTTACATTATATGTATACATCCTGGAAATATGTGTTATAATGTTGGCAGGAGGTGTATTTATGAAAAAAATATTATTAGAGATGTTAATAATTTGCTTGCTTCTGACTAACATAAACGCTATAACATCTTCCGCAGAAGAAAAAAGACAAGTTTGGGTAATGAGAGCAAACGAAAACGCAGAGTATCAATATCAGCAATATTCTGATATATTAAATGATCTACCTGCAATATCAATAAACGATAAAAATGGCCCAATAAAAGGGCAGTTTAGCTATACAAATTATGATAACAGCCGATTAGGGAAGTGGGAATTACAATGGGTTTTTACACCTGACGATCCGGCATATGATACAGTTACAGGTATAATTAAAGTAGAAATCATAACTCCTTTAGTTGAAGAGCCAGACGAACCTACACCAACATCACTAACCGCTACCTCAGTGCTATTGAACGAACAAGCACAATATGATATCAACCTAAACAATAAAGTCTCAGGATCAACCTATAAATGGTACAGCAGTGATGAAAAAGTAGTTAAAGTAAATCCAAAGAGCGGATTACTTACCGCAGTTAGTGAAGGTACTGCATCGGTATCATGTGAGGTATCTCTTCCAGATGGAACAAAAAGAGCTTTAATATCTCAAGTTACAGTTGGATATGATGAAAACGCACCGGTCCTTACCGAAACAGTGTTGGATTTATCCATTGGTGATACATGCGATATTAACCTGGAAAATAAGATAGCGAAATCCTCCTATCGGTGGACAAGTTCGGACAGGTCAGTAATTAAGGTTAACTCATCAAACGGAAAAGTAACAGCAGTTGGTAAAGGAACAGCCTTTGTTACCTGTACAATAACCGCTCCAAACAATCAAGTAATCGTATTAAAATGTGATGTAAACGTCGAATAATCAAATAAATCAAAGGGCAGTGCCGAAAGGTATCTGCTCTTTTTATGTGCATTGGAGGTGAGTATATGGCAGAGAAGGGAATTAATTTACAGATTGCAGAGTTTCAGGACAATCTTGCTAAACTTATTAATGAGTCAAATTTACCGGTTAGAATTAAACGCATGTCAGTAGGTGAAGCGTATAGCCAATTAATTAATTATGACAACAGGACAGTAGCAGTAGAACGTCAAGCTTATTTAAAAGCAGTAAAGGAGGAACAGGATGAATTTATATCCAACAAAAACACCATGGCAGAATAGCCCATCTATAGCAAGTCCTGTTAATAGCCTTAATCTCAACAAAATAGAGAACGGTCTATATAATATAGCTCAAGCAGTGGATCACATAGAAACTGATCTTCCAGAAATGATCTCCGATTCCATTGAAACAGCCGAGGATATGATCATAGACGATCTTACTGCTAAAGCCAATGCGGTCGGAAACGTGTTTCAAGATATGCTTAATGGTAAAAATATACTGAGTGATACCAACGGTAAGTATTACAAAGAGACTATGATTGACGGAAAGATGTATCTTGAAGAAGTCCCTCCTGATCCTACACCTCCTGTAACATCAAAAATAATGGAGTTTGTGGAATACAATAATTACAGTAAGTTCTTCCATGAAAATTACAGTGATTTTAAGAACATAAATATAAAATCAGGAGATTATTTGATTTATTCTGAAACAATGGCAAATGCTCCGCACTCAGGATTAGTATCCGGGTTGGTTAATGTAGTTAATAATGGATTTAGTAACATATGGATTACTTATAAACCATGGGGATCCAATGATGAATATTATCTGCATTATACAGGTGCTGCATGGGTTGGTTGGATAAACAACCTTACAACGGCAGGTGGTATAATAGCTGGAAATGTAATAATTAACAAAGAAGTTCCGGATTTGCAACTAAAGCAATCAGACTGGCATAGAGCAGCTATATATAAAAACGCTTCTTCAACTCATGATTTTGGTACAAGAATTGAGGATCTAACAGAAAATGTTGCTTCTTTGATGGTGTTGATAAATGGAAGGTTGGAAGTACATAAGTACGTTAATGGTGTCTTAGCTGGATATGTAGTTTTAGCTGACATAGGAAACCCAGTGCAAACTACCGGGATGGTGAGATTTAGTGAAGAGCAAAACGGTGTTATTGTATCTACCATGATACCGGTTGCAAGTTGTAATTTAAAAAACATAGAAATTACCAATGTAACTGTCTGGAATGTACAGGACTATCCTCAATATATAAGCAAATTCATTGTTACCCAAAGAGGTGACGGATTTTACCTCCATGCATACGAAGCTGATGTAAAAGCTGCTTTTACTGGTAAAACAGCTGAAGTACATTTTACTGTATCTTAGGAGGTGCTGGATGCAATTAGAATTTATAGTAATTGGTCAGCAACTGCTTAGATCAGATTCATATAAGCCAGCAGAGAACTCTGAAGAGTATCTTAAGGTGCATTTTTCACTTCCTGAGGACTACAAAGGCTTACGATTGGTACATTTTAAAGTCGTGCAAAACGGAGAACCGGTTGGAAACTCCTATACCATGGATGATACATTAACTTACAATGTACCGGGCGAATACATAAAATATCCTGGCTTTTATGTAGGGATATCCTCAGCCGATAATAATCTGATACCGTCAACATGGTCATTTGTCGAGGTAACGGAAAGTTGTATAGGTGCTACAGTCCTTCCTTCTCCTAGTGGCAACAAGACTCAATATGAAGAGATCATCCAAATGTATCAAGAGGTCGGCCAAATGCTACAACAGACCTCGCAGAAGTCTCAGGAAGTGATTGAAATCCAACAGGCGATAAATAACATTATTAATCCGATTGACACGGTTACAGGCTTAAAATACAAGCAAGTAATCATCGATGGTAAAATATATTTGGAGGTGGTTCAACAATGATAGGTTTAGTAATGGATCAAGAATTTAACACATATAAAGAACAGGTTGCGTCGCAGTTGTCTCAGAATGCGGTGGAACTTGATAACGCACAAAAGAGGATTTCAGCAGGTGAAAACGGACTTATAAATATATCAAAAAGCCTTGAACTCCTTACACCAGACGTAAATGTTATTGCTTATCTTATGGCTTCATTCTCAGCTAATGCTAGGGAAAACGGAGCGATGTCACTAAAGATCAAGGCTAGGATTTTAAAAAATGAATTGGTATACAATCGAGATACATGGATAGATGTCACAAAAGCATCAGGTGTCACTGGAGATGCAACTGGACTTGAGTTTACATCAGATGGAGTTACATCAACAATAACAGCAACATTCCAAAATACACCAAAGAGTAACACTAAGTTTGGACTCTTATACACTATTGTAAACACGTCAATAAGTTCTGGTAGTTTACGTGTTGGTAACAGTATGACTGGTACAGCATTCAACTTGCCAAACGCTCTAGGTAATAATAAATCTGTGTTTACAACACAACAAGTAGTACCTTCTCCATTCAGAATATATCTGTCTGGAGGAATAGAACCTGCCGGAAACAAGATCAAACTACGTGATATGCGTATCTTCGAACTCCCAGCCGGATCAGAAATCGAGTCAGATTTCAATACGCTAACAGCCGATCAATTAGCTGAAAAATATCCTTATGTGCAAGGTCAGAGAGATACTAAGGGTGGTATAGTTAGAATAGTTAATGGAAAGAATAAAGTTCCTTCGGTATCGGCTGGAAGTATTTCTTCTTCTACCGGTCTTGAAGAACCAAATAATGCAATCGTTTACAGAAGTGGGTTCTGTTTCGTTAAACCAGGCTCTGTTTACGCTATTTCTGTGGCACCATCATATGTTGTCAATGGCATTCTTGGTTACGATGAGAATGGAAGGTTTATAGCTCCATTAACTAACTCATCCTTAATAAGCGTACCTATAAATGTTAGAAAAATTAGATTACGAGGGAGAAGAGCAGACTCAGCTACTCTTACAGCAAATGACATAGTGGCGGTTAAAAATTCTCTCCAATTAGAAGAAGGAACTGTTGCTACTGTCTTTCAACCCTATTCCGAATCCCTTATCTATCTACCTGATGTTGGTGGAGCGGTTCCATCGGCAGCGGATGAAGTTAATCCTGTGACAGGCGAAAAAGTAGTTAGAACTAAAGAAAAAGTCATACAAACAAATGATGTGTACCAAGTTTTTACCGGATTTGCGAACATTGATTTAGTGTTTCTAAAAAAGTCAACCGATGCAATTGATTATAATGGTTCCATCACTGACAACAACTTTTATATACAAGGGTATACTAATAAAACGGTCTCTTCTGTGATTGTTCCGTTGACTGATAATATAACAGATATAGGATATGCATCATCCAGAAATCAACCTCTATACTACGTAATAGGTGTTTCAAAAGGAACATCTTTGGTACAGGCGCAAACAGCTCTAACCGGAAAAGTGATGCGCTACCAACTAGCAAACCCTATCACAACCTATCTCCTTCCTCAGGCAGCCAAATCCAATCCAAGCGGATCAATCATCTGGGAGCCTGTAAAGGGTGAGGTTGGATTTTACGGTACTAACTTAGCGGTAACAGATACAACATTGCCGATTAAGTCAATTATACGGCTATACAAAGTCAACCAGGCAGATGGAACAAGTACACCTTTGGATATCAGCAAAGCTGTAATATCATCCGATAAACTCAGCTTTACACACCCGGATATCGCATCCGGTAATCTCGCTGATTGGGATTATGAGTATGACTCAGCATTGTCTACTAATCCAAAGATGGAGATTGGGTATAGCAATGGGTATACCGGTAATGTTACAATAGGTACCGTAACCTTACAAATAAAGGGTGGCGTTATAACCGGAGTGACTACCTCTTAAGCCTAAGTCGGAAACAACAGCGTCACAACTAAATATTAAACCTTGGAGCCATGAGCAAATGCTTAAGGCTCCTTTTTATATGCAAAGAAAGGATGGTATCCCATGAATGAATGATGTTGAATTAGCAATGGAATTATCTGACCATAAGCACAGGATTGGATCATTAGAGCATCGAATGAGTGATTCCGAGAGAGTCATAGGAGAAATACACACTATGGCAAAAGCTTTGGAAGTGCTAATGTATAAGGCTGATAACACAGATAAGAACGTGGAAAAGCTAACAAAAGATGTAGAAACAATAAAAGCAGAGCCTAATAATAGGCTTAATCAAATCAAGACAGCAATCATAGCAGCACTGGCAAGCGGTATCATATCCGCAGCTATCAGTGCTGTTGTTGTATTATCATCTATCAAATAAAAGGAGAAGTGAATATTATGGAATTTTTATCTCAATATGTAGTAGTTATTGTTTTATGTATTTGTCTTGCGTTAGGGTATGTAATCAAGAATAGCCTGGACTTTATCCCAAACAAATATATCCCTCTCATTATGGCAGTTTTAGGAGTTATCCTGAATATTTGGCTTAATGGATGGTTATTTACTCCAGAGATCCTTTTAGGAGGTTTAGCGAGTGGTTTAGGCAGTACAGGAGCCTTTGAATTAATTAGGAATATATCCGGAAAGGACAAAAAAGATGGAGATAATTAAGAGATATCTAACAAAGAACCGGTGCTATACTAATCCTGTAAAGATTAAGATTGAGAAACTTGTATTACATAGTCTTGGTGTAGCTCAGCCGAATGCAAATGTCTTAATCAGATCATGGGATTCCGCTGATGCAGGAGTTTCAATCCATGCCTTTGTAATGGATCACCAGATTGTACAAACCTTACCGTGGGATATAAAAGCGTGGCACGTAGGATCAGGTAAAAACGGTTCCTATAATAATTGTTCCATTGGTGTAGAGATATGCGAACCATCCGGACATAAATATAATGGTGGTACCATGGTAGGGTACGACGTAGACAAAAATGCTGAGTATTTTAAAGCGGTATATAACAATGCGGTGGAGTTATTTGCATTCCTGTGTAAGCAATATGATCTTGACCCATTAAAAGATATCCTTTGTCACTGTGAGGTATTTAAACTAGGTTATGGATCTAATCATGCCGATGTAATGCAGTGGTTCCCGAAACATGGTAAAAGCATGGATACATTCCGGGCAGATGTTAAGGCAATGCTTAGCACCGAATACATACCATCTAAATCCATTACACCTAAGTCTGATCCGAAGGATATCATATGGGCACAGGCGAAGCTTAACAAGGTGTTGGCTCAGGTGTCGGGATTTACATCACTTAAGATTGACGGTATTTACGGTCCAAAGATGCGGATTGCTGTATTGATGTATTGGGATCTATTAGGATGGGGAAAAGATATGGCTGACGATGGTAAGATGATCGGTAAAGCCACGATCGCGGCATTGGCGGCGGAAAGAACGGAATAAAGAACATAAGAGAACCCCACCGCTCTCCAGGTACACACGGAAATGTGTAGATAATCAGAAGTGGTGGGGTTCTTTTTGGGATAGGTTTATAATAGCATAAATGGGATATTTTGTATACTTGGGATTATGACGAAAAAAGTACAAATTATTGTACATTATTCAATATATTCTGTTTGATAATGCCAACGACACAAAGTTGTTATTCGTGAGGTATATCATGTATGTGCATATTCGTCAGCGCATTCACCGGTCAGGGTTACTCGGTGATGCTGTGATACCTGCTTGCAGAAGTATACAAGGGATGCTTCAACATCGGCCATATTCGGTAGGTCTCTGGCATCCACAGCATCATAGAGATAATCCGCCAGATCAAGGGTATCGCACTGTAGATAAGTATGTTTGCTTCCGACATAGTCTTTCATAATATCCACGTAAGGTCGATCCTGGGAGGGTTGAAACGAATTCGCCTTAAAGTTTTTATCATTATCCACAAAGTCGAAGGAATAGGTATCAATGTTGGTACCTAATTTTTTTAGCTCCTTCGAGCAGATGGAGGTAACAAGACTAGAATCAAGTCCACCGGAGAGGAAGGTACAGATCGGGATATCGGAGATCATTTGCCTTTTCACTGAATCATATAATAAGTAAGAGGTTTTATCCACGGTTTCTGCATAGGTATCGGTATGAGGCTTACTAACTAGTTTCCAATACTGGTTGCTGTGAAGACCGCTCTGATTGAACACCATGTTATAGCCGGGAAGTACCTCATAGACATCCTTAAAGACACCAAGGCCATAGGTTTTTGCTGGTCCAATGGCAAATACCTCGCATAATCCTCCGGCATCAAGTCTTGGTTTCATTCCCGGAAATGCAAAAAGTGCCTTCGGCTCCGAACCAAAGATGAGAGTATCCTCAAAAACCGTATAGAAGAGTGG